ACGGGCTTTGTGGATAAAAAAGTCACCCCCGAAGGGATGACTGTAGAGTTTTTAACGACCAGTGCCGTTTTCTTTATTTATGCCGTTTACTCCACTAGCAATTTGTGGCAGCATTTTATAAATTTCACCTTTAGTTTGGCGTGATATGTCTCCAGTAATAGAAAGATTTATATTCTGAATGTTTCCACCGCGACCAGTATCTCTTTTTCCTAGTTTTCCTTTAGGAACAACTAGCTCACCTGGAGTTAGCATAGCAGGAACACTATCTTTTCCAGCAATAGAGCCAGAAGTACTAGGGACGATCCCCCCTTGACTAAACCCAAGGAACTTCATTCCAAGAGAAGCTAAACCGCCGCCCATACCGCCACCTTTAGCGAGACCACCTAGCCAGCTACCGACTCCACCCCCAGCACCACCGAGAAGAGTGCCAAGACCACCGCCTAAGCCACCTCCACCGAGAGTACTACTAAATATACTGGAGATACTGTCTATAAGACCACCAGTCATAGTTCTAAAAGTACCCATTACACTGCCAAAAAGAGTTTCAGTTGGCTTTTTAGCTACACTTTCAGCCCCTTCTGATATACCCCCTTTAAACTTTGTACCCATCTTTTCTCCCAGTTTAAGATGATGATCAGCATCGTCCATAAACAGTTTTGCCATACCAGATTCAATGTTTGAAGTGTCGAAAAAGCCTCCTACAAGACTATCAATGGCATTGTCCATTATTTGTCCAGTAAAATTGTCAACAACACTATCAAGTATGGTTGAGAAATCACCAGTTCTAAAAGCATTCTTTAAAGAGTCTGCAAAGTTCTGTCTAACTTGTGCGGCTTGTTGTGCAAAGATTTCTTTTCTTTCTTCAAGTTCCAAGTCTGCAGCAGATTTTTGGCCTCTTACTAGCTTAGCGGTTTCTTCTGCATTTAAACCCAATACATAGGTTGCCCGTTCTAACTGAGTTAATGTATCAAAAAGTCTAGCAGCGCTAACCGTATCTCCTTGACTAAGTTGAAAATCTATTTCTCGAATAGCTTCTTTAGAAATACTAAGTTTAGTTTTTGATATATTCTTTGTAGCAGCAGCTAGCTTTGCATTACCGTGAAAAATTAGTTCAGACGCACTTAAGTGGCGCAGGGCTGCCTCTGACATTATCAGTATCTCTTCTGAGGTACGTCTACTTGTAACCGAGTTTTGATAATCAATGTCATCGTGAGGGCCACCGTGTTGTAAACCAATAGGCTTTAATCCTTGGTTCATACGAGCAAGGTAGTTAGGGCCAAACTTACGAACAGCCTTAGCATTCATAACAAACTCGTTCCTAGAAAGCATTGCAGGAATGTCATCCGAAGTTTCGGTTCCTGGACCCTGAACTAAGCCACCTGTTGCCATTCCATTGGCTTTTTCCGCTTCTCGTCTAGCTGAAAGTTGTTCACGGGTTGGCATAAATCGCCCATCACCTCCATCAAGAGTAACTTGTTCTACTCTTTGTTTTATTTCCTTTTTCTTTTCAGTAAGACCTTCAAAGAAAGAAGTTATTGCATCAGCAGTTCCGTTTATTCCATTAGAGATACCAATAAGAGTATTTGTAAAAACAGAGTTAGTTGCATTACGTTCTTCCTTAGTTGGAAGACTTCCTGCAATAGCCAAAAGTTGCTCATTCATTAAATTAAGAGCTTGAGCACGAACATCACCTGCAGAAACCATTGCTAAAATGCGTTCTTCTTTTGCAATTTCATTAATAAGAGTTAATCGTTGCAATTCTTTTAATGCAACAGCATCGTTTACAACCTTTGCCAGCTTTTCATTTTGTTTTTGCTGGCTTTCTTCTTTAGCACTGACAGGTAATTTACCATAATACTTGATAAACATTGGTTCATCGCCGCCAGGAGTCTTGTTTATTACTTCAGCCTCTTGAGCTTTTCTATCAGCTTCTATTTTCTCTGCGGCTAACTTCCACTCAGGGGTTACTCCAACAAGTTCCATAATCGCAGCAGTAAGGCCATCAAACTTTACCGTTGTATTAAATTGTTCTGACAAACCGTCTTTCATTTCTCCTAGAAAGGCTTTTACACCTAAAAGCCCCGTAGCAAGTTGATCTATAAAGAAAGTTACACTACTGCCAAGAGCAGTGTTAAGTTCTTGTCCAATATATACCCCAAGAGCAGCTATGTCTGCAAATACTTGAGGGCTAGTCCACATTTCATAAAGCAAGGTTGCTGCAGCAGCAAGAGGAACTACAAACGGAGCAAAAGGACCAGACATGCTTCCTGATACTATTGATGCAGTAGTTACGGCAACTACAAGATTTTGAAGAGCGTCTGCTGCACCGTCAATATCGTCTTTGTTAAGTGTTTGAGACTCAAGCAGTGTAATCTTAGGATTTGTTGGGCTTACTAGTGGTTGTGTAGTGATTTCGTCATTTTTATCAGCCATAGTTTTAAAGGCTTCAGAGGCAAAGTTAATCGCCATGTAAGCAGCAAAACCTTTCGCAGCTCCCTTAGCCATTCTAGTACCAAGCTTTTCACCGCGTTTTTTTGCGTTTTTTGATGTTTCTGAATCATCCCCAGTTTGTCTGTTCACAGACCTATCAATAGCAGAGCTAACTTGATTACCATCATCAAACGGGTTCATTACTTCTAAAAGAGCATCTTTTAAGCTTTTTGCTAACTTTGGAAAAATAAGCCCAATACCTGCTGCCCCTAGTAAACCAATACCAAGATTAGTTGCAAAATTAATTCCTGTATCCATTGCAGCTTGAATAAGCGTATTGTCTGACAAAAACTTTTTAACCATTGGGCGAGGATCCCCAATACCCAAGTCAGGATCTATTGGTACCATTTCTTCGCCAAAAAGACCTTTTCGCATTCCCCTTGCAGCAGCAGTCATAGTTTTATTTAAACCTGCTATAAAGTTTTCAACATAACTAGTGTCTGCTTCACCGTCACCAAAAGGTAAAAGTTCTCTTATTATACTGCCAACACCTTCTGCGGTATCTTCTATTGTATTGTTTACAGCAGTACTATTAAGTCCTGCAGGAAGTAATGCTAGTTTAATTGGGAAGGTTATTGCATTTTTAAGACCAAAAGAAGCGGCAAAAACAGTAGCTAAAAATCCTGCGCCTTGAAGTTGTTTAACATCAAACCCTGCAAGAGTATCAAATACTTGTTTACCAAATTCTTGACCTGCTTTAGCCATATCACCAAAAAAGACAGTAATCCTCATTTGCTTTTCTGAACCTAGAACTTTTAAATTCTCTAAAAGCACCTCTGCTTCTGGTGTTATTTCAAACATGTCTGAAAAGCTAAACAAACGCATTCTATTCATAAACTCTGTAAGCGAAGCTACTCTTTTACCAGTAACGTCTCCTCCTGACCCAACGGTTTCAACCATAAAGATGCTATCTAAAATTTCTTTAAATCTAGACATAGCCGCACTTGCTCTGTTAAACTCTTCAACAAAGCCAGTCGCAAAGGGAGTTAAAACTTTTTGTTGCGGCCTAAAACCATCATCAGGAGGATTATTTGGATCTGGATTATAAACAACAAAATCAAGAATAGAAGTTTTAAGACTGTCTATTCGATTATCAGCGTTTATTAAATACTGCTCGATTGCCTTTACGTAAAGGGCTAAAGGGCTATCAACAATATCTGTATCCATACCTCCAGGTCCAACCGCAACAGTAGTTGTCATAAGAGCTACTTTAAAGCTCTCCCAGTCTTCTTTAACCTTATCTAACCGTTGACCAAGTTTTGTACGTACTCGGTCTTTACCGCTTTTAGCCTTCATTTCTTCAGGAAGCTCTATTTCTAAAGCAAACAAGTTTTTAATCCTATCCATAGTATTAGATAGACCAGTAAAAATAAAACCAAATTTTTCGTTAAATTTATTACCCCAAGAAGTTAATTGTTCGTCAAGAAAAGTTTGCCCTGCTGCCCAGTCTCCCGCTAAGTTATCAAAGAATTGACCCATAGGGGTTCTATAAGTTTCACCGTTAGTGCTTCCAGCAAAATCAGAAGGCAACTCTAAATCTAAAGCAAAAGTCTGGGTAAGCTTAGACCAACTGCTTCTAACACTTTGCCAAAGACCAGAAAAAACACTTTTGATTTTACCTATCCAAAGACCAATGGTGCCTAAGGCTTCATCTCTACCCTCGCCCCACTTATCAGAGTTAATTCCCTCCTTACCCCAAATGTCTTTCCAAGGAGATCCTAAAAATAAATATTTATATAGTGAGTAAAACAAACCAGCAATGCCTGACGTAGCCTCCCCATTTTCAGAGATGCCAAGCCATGACTTAATCCTTGCAGTAACACCATCTAGAGTCCCTTCGGGCATAAAAGTAGAAAAATCAAAGGTAGGAAGTTTAAAGTCACCTGTCAAGTTAGGCATAGTTAGTGTGCTAATTTCAGACAAAAGACCTTTAGTCGAGTTGTATAATTCTGTAACTTTGTCGGAAATAGGGGTTATAAACTCTTTAACAGGAGTAAAAGCGTCAGTAAACACTGATTTAACTGTTTCTTTAAACTCTAAGAAAAATCGTTCTGTTTGTGACATAAAAATCAAAATTCGGAGTTTTGCTAAGTTAAAATAGTAGTCTGCTTTATCAGCAACAAATTTAAAAACAGTAGTAAGACCTAGTAAGTCTTCTTTAATAAACTTCGTAACGCCCGTTATTTCGCCAATCTTTTTAAGCGCTCTAGCAAACTGATCCCCCATGAGAGCAGTTAATTGAGTTATGGTTACTTCCGTAAGAGCAAATTCGTTGTTTAAAGCATCAGTAGACTCTAACAAAGCACTAAAAATAGCGTCTCTAGTTAAAAGACCATCAAGCATAGCTTGTCGCAAATTGTCAAGAGGTATTTTCATACCATCTGCAATGGCCTTTGCAAGCCTTGGCATACCATCAATAATAGAGTTATATTCTTCTGCTCGAAGTACACCCCCAGTTAAACCCTGACCTAACTGTCGTATTGCTCTTTCAGCTTCAATAACAGTAGCACCAGAGATAGCCGCTGCCTTTTGAATATTTTCTACGACTTGCACCATATTGGCTGTCGATGCCTTGTCGTTCATTGCCATTGCAAGTCTATTAAAGGTCAAAGTTACGTTAGCAATAGGGGATCTAGTTGCTACAGAAACCTCCCGAAGTCTGTTTAACATGCCTGTGACGTTTTGACCCGCTGGCATAACCACTTTTAAACTGTTTTCTAGCTTAATAATTGAATCAGACGCTCGACTTATACTTTTAGTAAAGACAGAAACACTTGCCATTGCACCTAAACCAATAGCTAACCCGTTAAAAAGTTTTTGCATACCTGAAGTTGATTTTTCAATACCTTTTACTGAGGCACCAAGTTTAGCCATTTCTGATCTAGCTTGTGTTGTATCGGCGTTTACTTTAATATTTACACCTGTCATGGCGTCTCTCCTTTAAATAAAATAGCCCCTAATGTATTCTCGATTATGAGAAGCCATCAGGGGCAAACTTATTTAGGGTTTGAGTAGTCCCACAGTCATTAAGACTTGTTCAATGAAAAACTTAGGGGCTTGTTTACTGTGTCCGTTGTTTAGTTCTGGAACGTATTCTACAGGGTTAATTATTTCACCCCCGCGAGGATGTTTACTAAAGAAAGCAGTATCTTTCTTGTTGTACCAACCTTTACGTGCCTTACCTGTATCAACAGGGGTGACTCGCCGCAAGGCTTCTGTAGCAAAGTCCATTTTTTCGTGAAGACCCATAGTTCCTTTTTCAAGAACTTCTTCTTCAATGTCTCGCATAGTTTCTTTAAAATTGACTACTTTGAGGCTGAATTTATCCACGGTGGTGTCCAATCTTCTATATCGCCGCCTTTGGCTTTTAACATTTTAGCAAGAAATACTCCTTTTGGAAGAGCTTTAACTTCGGAAGGAATATTGTCAGCTAATGCCTTTAAGGTTGGAAAAATCCTTTCTTGAGGTTCTTTAACCCCTTGAACAGCTAATCCCAAGTAAGCCCGTTGATCTTCTCTCCAACCAACAGGTCTTTGTTTAAAGTAAGAATTCCACTTAACATACTCACTGTGTGGCATTTCTTCTAGCATCTTGTAAACAGGGATACCTAGGAAATAAGCCATTTCATAAAGGTTTAGCTCGTCTGGGGTGAGTTTCCCACCGCTGCGGCCTCTGTAGTATCCCCTAGACCTGATATACTCAGAACTCTAGTAGAAAGTTTAGTAAGCTCTCCTAGCGGAAGGCTATCAAAATCTTCGTTAGTCATGTCTTCAGCACCAACTACTGCCATTCGAAGGACGTCTTTCATCAAGTTAATTTGAGCCGTTTCAGACTTTGATTTGTTTGACTTTTTAACTAGTTCTTGAATTTTAAAAACAGAACTAATGCTTAACTGACGGACATCAACTTCTTCCCCCATAAAAGGAATAGACTCTGTAATTTCTTTATTTACAAATTGTTTCATTTTTTTTTTCCTAACTTACTCTACTTTTTCTTTATCAGTAAACAAATGACTATTTTCTTCTTGAAAGTCATCCATTATTTTTCGTACTGTATGTAGAACTGAAAGTGTTTCCATAATTTCTTTACCAGTGTCAGAATCATTTTCAAAGTCTTGAAACCTTTCAAAACTTTTACGAATACTAATATCTACACTACGTCTCATATGACGAAAAGTAGTTCTCATAACAAAACTTTTACTAAAAGGCTTATCCATATATAATACTTTCTTAGGGGGATCATCATAAGCGATCTCTATTTTTAATTAGGGGTTCCCTATTGCAGAGAACCCCTTAGTTATATCTTTTACTTAGTAGACGGTCCAATAAAGTCAGACTGAGTAGACAAAGTAATAGTTGCTGTAGTAGCATCTGTCAAGCTTGCGTTTACCAGAATAGCTTCAATCTTACCTTTAAAGAAGAAAGAAGTATTCGCAGTTGTAAATGCTGTGTTAACACGCTCGTCAAGAGTACAAGCTGCAGCCGCCATCATAAAGCGGAAAGCAATTTGAGTACCAATAAGAGCGTGAAGATCTGCCATTTCAGTGGCATTATAGTTAACAGTCACTTCAAGACTAGGCGCGTCAGCCTGACCTTGAACCTGTGAAGATGTCTTTTGACCATAAACAGGAACGTTAACAATATTTGCAGGAGTACCGATTGAAGGAAACTCACGTACCGAAGGAAAAGTTAGATGAGTATCAACACCCGTAACTTGTCCATCAGCAGAAGTCGCGGTTCCAGGGGTGGAGCCTACAAAAAGTGCTTTCATTTCTGCATCGGTATCTGCTGCAGCTAAACCAGAAGCAGCGGTGTACATGTCGAGGTAAGTAAAAATACCTGCGCGTAAGTCGGAAATATGTGCCATTTATTTTATTCTCCATATGTGTTAAATGGTATTACGTATTGCGCTGTATAAAGCGCGGAGTTAGCCGAATCAAGACCCCCTATCTGAAGATAAGAAGTTCCAAGCTCTGGGCCGTTAGATAATTTTTTATTAGCAAGAAGTATATCTAGTATGTCGGCAATTGCCATTATTCTAGACTGTCCTTCTCCTGCCTTTACATAAATTGATACAATTATAGATCCTGAAAAAGTTTTATTACCCCCAAAAGTATTAGCGGCAGTAGCAGGTAGAATATTTAACCTACAAAACTCATTTTGATTAGTGATAGTTCCTTGATAATTATCAGGGTAAATTGTAATGTTATGACTAGTCCAAGAGGAAGTTGTAAACATTAGCTCAATAGCGTTTTTTAAACTAGCAAAAGTCATATTGCTTCCTTCACTAAGTTAAGCTCTATTGTATAACCGTTATCTGTAGAACCTGTTATATTGTAAAGAATTCCTTTAACAAGCAAAGTGTCATAGACATCTACTGTTACTCCTGATTCTATTATCCCAATTAATTTAGAACCGCCTCTACTAGAGCTACTAGTAGAAGTTATAATTGCTTTAACAGGAATAGCTGATATGCTAGAAGAGACTTGCCCTGAAGAAAAACTATAACTGGTTACAGTTTTATTTCCTAAAGTTGCTGAAACTGCTAAATCACCAACACTTGAAAAAGCTTTTTTTACTGCCTTATTAAGTGTAGCTTTTATACTCATTAGTTAGCCCTCCACCAACTTGAACCTGTTCCAGAAGCATAAGCCTTATTTAACAAAGGTCTAATTTTCTTTAAAACTAGAGCAGGTTTTACAGGAATATTCGGAGTAGAATCTGAGTCTGAAATAGAAATAGAACCTACAGAAATAGATTCAAAAGTTTGACTTTTTCCTTGAAGAAGATCTTCATTATCAATTAAATGTAATGCTTGCTCGTAGACAGCTTCTTTAACTTGATCAGGAATTATAGTATTACCGATAGTAACATTAAGACCTAATCTTGTGTCGTTATAAATTGCATTATTACGAGGCCATGCCAAAGCTTGAGAGGAACTAACCACAGAACCAATCCACGCGTGATCATCTACTATAGCTGTAGCTGTTACTAACGCTGCTTCTTGAACTGATTCAATAGCGGCAGTCCAGTTAGCACTATCAATTCTAGTTGTAAAGTAAGTGTTAGCTTCAATTAAAGTTACATAGCTGTTTGTGTTTACAGTTAGTGTCATTAGTTCCTCCGAGATCTATATTAGGAGTGGAAAATGGGCAGAATGTCCAAGTTCAACGCAGCTTGCTTACGAGTATAAGAAGCAGCAGCACCAAGAGTTGCATTAGTCGCAAACGCGTTAGTAGCGCCTGACCAGTCGTAACCATTTGGATGCATGATAAAGCCGTAACGATACCAAATGTTAGTTGAACCACCACCAGTATAGGAGGCTGCATCACGGTCTACTTCTACAGGAGTAGGAACGCTTACAGGAGCCGCTGTAACAGCTGCAGGGTTAATAACAAAAGTACACTTGTCAGAACGAGCATTCAAGTCGCCAGAAGCTGCACCAGAAATCATTTGATTAGCGCGAGTCATAATCAGACGGAATTTGCCACCAAAGATTGTGTTAAAGTTCAAGTTGCCGTCTTGTACGCGAGTTTCGTCTACCAAGTTAGCAGCACGCATTTCTGCCA